AACTGCCGAAGAGCTGCACATTGTCATTCACAATGCCGACGAGAAGGACAAGCTCTGGACGTTGTTGAAGCAAGTGGACTTTGATCAGGCGATGGAGGTCAGCATCAAGCCGCTGGGAAAGGACCGATCCACCATGCAGAATAGGATGGTATGGCAATGGTTTCGTGATGCCGAGAAGCAGGGAACGTGGAAAGCTTGGGAGTACCGGAGCTACGCTAAGTTACACTTTGGTGTGCCGATTCTCAGGAGGGATTCGGAGAGCTATAAGGAAAAATATGACCGCATTGTCAAACCATTAAGTTATGAGGTGAAGCGCGAGCTGATGGTCGAGCCGATGGAGTTCCCGGTCAGCAGTGCCTTCAACAAGAAACAAATGGTTGAGTGGCTTGACGCGGTTAAATACTGGCTGGAGTCTGAGGGGTTCGTGTTGACCAACACAGACGAGATGTTCGGGTGAAAAAGTGCAAAGCCTGCAAGGAACCATTTGAACCCCGGCGACCACTTCAGAAGGTGTGCAGCCTAACCTGTTCGATTGATCTGGTTAACCAAGACAAGGCCAAGAAACAAAGGGCCGAGACCCGGGAGATGAAGAAACGGGTCCGCGATAAAGATCGAAGTTACTGGGTTAAGAAGGCTCAGGAGGTGTTTAACCAGTGGATTCGGATCCGTGATAAAAAACTGCCCTGCATTAGCTGTGGAACCCGGGGGCCGTGTCAGTTTCATGCGGGGCACTACAAGACCGCCGGTGGTCATCCTGAGCTACGATTCGAACCTTTAAACGTACACAAACAGTGCGCGCAGTGTAATAATTTCAAAAGTGGCGCAATTGATCAGTACCGACCACGCTTGATTTACCGGATTGGTGAAGATAACGTTAAATGGCTGGAGGGGCCTCACCCTCCTGTGAAGTACACCATTGATGACCTGAAGGGGTTGATCAAAATGTACAGAGCAAAAATCAAAGAGAGTGAACATGACAACGAAGACAGACAAACAGCAGAAGATTACTGAAGTCCTAACTCAAATGAGAGAGGGCAAGAGCTTAAGACAGGCTTCGAAAATGGCAGGAGTCGCTAGGCAAACCTTTTTGGATTGGGTTGATAAAGATCAAGAATTATCCGGACACTACGCACACGCGAGAGCTGCGATGATCGACAAAATCGCTGATGACATCATGACAATTGCCGATGAGGATCTAATCCCGACCGGTAAGGGCAAAGTTGACAGCGCGATGGTTCAGAAGCAGCGACTTAGGGTTGATACTCGTAAGTGGTTGCTCAGTAAGCTGGCACCTAAAAAATACGGCGACAAGCTTGAGTTAAGCGGTGACGAGCAGGCTCCCGTTTCAATCCAAAGGATCGAGCGTGTCATCCTTAAAAAATAAAACGCTGGAAATCCAGACGCCTGAGTGGGCTTTGCCTCTGTTTGAACCCTGTCGTTACAAGGCCGCGTTTGGTGGTCGAGGCTCGGGCAAGTCGCATATGTTCGCTGAGATGCTGATCGAAGAGCATATCATGAATCCGAATCAGAGTTCGGTTTGCGTTCGTGAAATTCAAAAGTCCCTGAACCAATCCGTCAAACGGCTGCTTGAGCTGAAGATCGAAGAGCTGAACGCGGGTGAGTTCTTTGAGGTTCAAGACGCGGTCATCAAATCTAGGCGCGGATCCGGGCGGATCATCTTCCAAGGTATGCAAAATCACACCGCAGACTCAATAAAATCGCTTGAGGGCTATGATCGGGCTTGGGTCGAAGAAGCGCAAAGCCTCAGCCAGCAGTCCCTAGATCTGCTCAGGCCGACGATACGAAAGCCCGGCAGCGAACTCTGGTTCACTTGGAACCCCAGAAACGAAACGGACCCGGTCAACTGGTTGTTGCGTGGTGACAATCCACCGCCTCAGTCCACCGTCATTGAGGTGAACTATCAGCAGAATCCTTGGTTCCCTGACGTACTTTCCGATGAGATGGAGTACGACAAGCGCCGGGATCCTGACAAATTCCAGCACGTTTGGCGGGGTGCCTACCTGCAAAACAGCCAGAGCCGGGTGTTCAGAAATTGGTGCATAGAGGAGTTTGATGCACCACCTGATGCGATCCACCGTCTCGGTGCGGACTGGGGTTTCTCAGTTGACCCAACGGTATTGGTTCGGTGCCATATCGAGGGCAGAAAGCTCTACGTCGATTTCGAGGCGTACATGGTGGGGTGCGAGATTACTGACACGCCTGACCTGTTCATGCAGATCCCTGAAGCTGAAAGGTGGCCCATCGTGGCTGATAGCGCGAGACCTGAGACGATTAGTCACATGCGTAGAAACGGGTTCCCTAAGATCATGTCAGCGGTGAAGGGTCCGAAGTCCGTCGAGGAGGGCATCGAGTGGCTGAAGTCATACGATATCGTGGTTCACCCAAGGTGTGTTCACACAATCGACGAGCTGATGCTGTACAGCTACAAGACCGACCCATCAACCAATCAGGTGCTGCCGATTCTTGAGGACAAGAAGAATCATGTGATCGACGCGCTAAGATACGCTTGCGAGGGCATTAGGCGAGCCAATCCGGTCACGCCAGCCCAAGATTTTGTGCCATTGCCAACCGCTAATCGCTGGTAGATAATGGTCTTGACAACCGAGGACAAATCATGGCTCGAATGACAAACGATCAGCGGCTATCCAACGTACACGCTGACGCACTCAAATCTTTTAACACCATCCAGTCTGCGCTGCGTGACGAGCGTTTACAGTGCTTGCAAGACCGCCGGTTTTACAGCATCAACGGTGCCCAGTGGGAAGGCCCATTGAGCAGCCAGTTTGAAAACAAGCCTAAGCTTGAGGTTAACAAGATTGCGCTATCGGTCATTCGGATCATCAACGAGTACCGCAACAACCGGGTCACGGTTGACTTCACATCGAAAGATGGTCAGCCGAATGATAAGTTGGCTGAGGTTTGTGATGGCCTGTACCGGGCGGATGAGAAGGATTCCACCGCGAACGAAGCATACGACAATGCCTTCGAGGAGGCTGTCGGTGGTGGCTTTGGTGCGTGGAGGCTGAGAGCCTGCTACGAGGACGAGGAGAACGACGAAGATGACCGGCAGCGGATCCGCATGGAGCCGATCTACGATGCGGACACCTCAGTATTCTTTGACCTGAACGCCAAGCGTCAGGACAAGGCTGACGCCACTGAATGTTTTGTGATCAGCGCGATGACCCATGAATCATACATCGAGACCTATGGTGATGACCCGGCAAGCTGGCCCAAGACGGTTCACCAATCAGAGTTCGACTGGCTGACTCCTGACGTTGTTTACGTTGCCGAGTATTACAAGGTCGAGACGATCAGCGAGACGGTCAGAATCTTTGAGACGCTAGACGGATCCGAAGAACGGTACACCACGTTTGATTTCAAAGAAGATGAGCAGCTAGAAGAAATGCTCGCAGCAGTTGGAACCCGCGAGGTTCGTCAGAAGCGGGTCAAGAAGAAAAAAGTTCACAAATACGTTATGTCTGGCGCGAAGATCCTTGAGGACTGCGGGTACATCGCTGGTAAGTGCATCCCAATCATCCCGACCTTTGGAAAGAGATGGTATATAGACAACGTCGAGCGGTGCATGGGACACGTTCGTTTGGCTAAGGACGCACAGCGGCTGAAGAACATGCAGCTATCCAAGCTCGCAGAGATCTCAGCACTGTCAAGCATTGAAAAACCAATCCTATTACCGGAACAGGTCGCCGGTCATCAGGTGATGTGGTCAGAAGATAACTTGGTTGACTACCCTTACCTGCTGGTAAACCCAATCACTGACGCCAATGGTCAGCAGGCGATTGCGGGTCCGGTTGGATACACTAAGCCACCCGCTATTCCGCCGACACTGGCTGCGCTTTTGCAAGTTACCGAGCAGGACATGCTTGAGATAATGGGCAACCAGAATCAGGGCGATGAGATGGCGTCAAACCTTAGTGGTAAGGCCGTAGAGCTGATCCAGACGCGTTTAGACATGCAGACGTTTATTTATATGTCCAACTTTTCCAAGGCCATGCGGCGCTGTGGTCAAGTTTGGTTGAGCATGGCAAAAGAATTGTACGTTGAAGAAGAGCGCAGGATGAAGGTCATCGATGTGACCGATACGGTTGACTCGATCACCCTGATGACCCCGGCGATCAGCGAAATTGGCGAGGTGATCACCGAGAACGATCTCACCAAGGCAAGCTTTGACGTTGACGTTGACGTTGGCCCGTCATCGTCTAGCAAGCGCAGTGCGACAGTTAGAGCCTTGACCGGGATGATGCAGATCACTGGCGACCCTGAGATGCAAAGTGTTTTAGGCTCGATGGCGATGATGAATATGGAGGGAGAAGGTATCAGTGAGGTTCGTGACTTCTTCCGTCAGAAGCTGATCAGAATGGGCGTTGTGCAGCCCACAGAGGCCGAGGCAGAGGAAATGATGGCGGCGATGCAGAATCAGCAGCCAGATCCAAACGCGGTGTTCTTGCAGGCTGCGGCTGAAGAGGCCACGGCTAAGGCGGCTAAGGCCCGGGCGGATGTTGTCAAGACTATCGCAGATGCTGAGTTGCAGCAGGCCAGAGTGCTAGAAACCGGCGCAAGCACTGAGCTTGAACAGGCGCGAACGATGGAAACCCTAGCCGGTATTCAGCAGGACAATGTCCGGGTTGAGAACGAGACCGAAGAGAAGTCCGTCAGAAGCGCCCGGCTGCTTCAAGACATGATCCGAGACATGCGCTGATGGCCTCGATGCGTGAACTGGCGATGGAGTTGCTGAGTCGGTCTGGTTCTGGCCCAGTCCTTCAGCCGACCAACGTGTACGGGCAGGATCCTGATTTACCGATTGGCTACGGTGAGGGTGAAATATCACCTTTAGACGCTGCGGCAATGTCAACAATGCTAGTGCCCGGGGTTGGTGATGTCACCGGCCTAGCTGCTGACGTTGACATGTATATGCGCGACCCTGAGTCCAGAAACTTACCTAATTACCTCCTGACCGCTGCCGGTGCGCTACCGTTTCTGCCTGCTGCGTCTCAGGTCAGGCAAGGGATCAAGGCTTACCACGGCTCACCTTACAGCTTTGATCGGTTCAGCACAGAGCAGATAGGCACTGGCGAGGGCGCTCAGGCTTACGGTCAGGGCTTGTACTTTGCTGAGAACGAAAAGGTGGCGAAAGAGTATCGCGATCAGTTGACACCTAATGATTTGGTGGTCACTGACAGCGCAGGGCGTACTATCAGTATTCCATTCGCGGCCCAGAATGAAGCGACTGAGGTGTTTAAGAACAACCCAATCAATGAAGCGAAGAAGATTGTAAAAAGCGAAGAGTGGCTAAGTTCTTTACCAGAGGGAGCGTCAAGAGATGATGCTATTTTTTGGTCTGACATTCTGGCAGAGGCACAAGAGGTAAAAACAGCCAAAGGCAGCATGTACGAAGTCAACATCGACGTAGAGCCTGATGAGTTGATTGACTGGGATACGCCAATTAGCCAGCAGAGCAAAAAGGTTCAGGACGCTGTGTACGCTAACAGGGATGCTGTAGACCAAAGGATCGTCGATGATTACTTTGGCGGTGATCGAAACAATATTATCAACGAGGATATGACTGGTCAGCAGTACATGGCAAACATGGACAAAGTTAACGCTGGCATGATTGATGGGACAGAGTACGAGCTGGCAGAACGTGGCGTTAAAGGTGTCCGATACGCTGACGCATTCACCCGGCACAAGACCCCTGACAAGCGTTCTATGAACTACGTCATATTCGATGATCGACTGATCACCATTGCCAAGAAGTACGGCATAGCGATACCAGCAGCGGCTGCCATGCTCGCTAGGATGACCGGCGAAGATACCTCGCAAAGTTACCAAGAGGAAACCTAACAATGGCTTCAATGCGCGAACTAGCGATGCAGATCTTGAGTTCAAGCGGTCTAACTGATCGCAGAACAGAAGACTACATTATGACGCCTTACGGCCCAGTTCGGCGTGACGCTGCGCCTTCAATGACCGGGCTGGGCGAAGCTGCTGCGACCATTGGCACAGCACTCCCGGCGTCAGTTCCTGCTGGTTTGGCTGGCTTAGGTCAATTGGCGATGACCCGGGATCCTGCTCAGGCAGCTCAGGCAGTTCAAGACGTACAGCGCGCCATGACTTACATGCCGCAATCAGAGAAGGGCCAAGAGTACGTCCAAAGGTTTGGTGAAACACTGTCACCGCTAACTGCCCCGGCAGAATACATGGGCCAGCAGGCAATGGACATCACAGGAAGCCCGTTGTACGCAACAGGGGTTGAAATGATCGGTGACCCGTTAAACTTGCTAGGTTTAAAGGGATTGGGCGCGATGGCCCCGTTAATAGGCAGAGCTGGGCGTAAAGGTTCATCAACTGCTGATGTAGCGGAAAAGCCAACCTCTTTGATGTCAGGCGATGAGGTGTTCGAGGAAAGCGGCATTGTTGAAACTGCACAACCTGTCAACTTTGAAATGCCATCAACTCCCGGCGTTCAGGTTCAACAAGATGCGATGTTGGGGGCGCAATTACCCGGCAGTTCGGCCCCCATACGATTCGATGAAACGATCCGAGAGCAGGAGCTTCAGAAGGTCAAAAATATTTCTGCGGCGAGGGGCAACAAAAAACCTAAAATTCAAGACTTGGTTGATTACTTTGAAGAAGATCATTTGGCTCGATATGGTCGGCAGTTAGATCCATACGATGAAGCAGACTTTAGAACAGCGATAGACGCCGCAGCAGACGAGGTTGGTTACCAGTTAAAGCAGTCTGAAACAGGCGCTGGCTGGTATGACACGGACGTTAAAACAACTTTTGAGTCGATGGCAGAAATACCCGCGCTGAAAAGTATGCGTAACAACGAAACGGATCGAATAATCTGGACCGCGCTTGCTGCACCAACGTCAATCGGTAATAACGTAGACCTAAACACAAAAGCTGCAACAGCAGCGATGCTTCAATACAAAAAAACTGGTAAGATACCCACCTCTCCGCCAAAAGCTGGCGCAGTCACCGAAGGGTTAAAGGGAGCCGGTTGGGGCGCAAAGCAACAGTCAGTTGCTGCTGGTATGAAAGTAATCGACAGGCTGATCACAGATTTAGGTGAAGAAGGCTTTGCCGATTGGTGGTTGTCCCATCACACTTTAGGAGAATTGACGGCAGTAAGAAAAGCTGCTGGTTTAAGTGGTGCCCCTTCAGGTTTAAGTGGCGGCAAGAACAGCATGCATTTAGGCGCAATGATTCTTGGTGACAAGACCGGGAAATATTCGTTAAACCTAAATGGTTTTGAGGGTCCGACAAAGGACAGTTGGTTTAGCAGAACCTACAACCGTCACTTTGGCAACATGAAAGATAATAAAGGGTTGCCAATTGGTGGCCCCAGAAGCGCAACAGAACGCCGTAGGATGGAAGAATTCGTCACGGCGATGAAGGACAAGCTTGAGGATACAGGCTTGTCTGAACAGGATATACAGGCTGTTATGTGGTTCTATGAGCAGAACCTATTTACGGATCTTGGTGTGGTATCAAGGCCCGGATCATTTTCAAAAGGTATGGAGAAGGTTAATGAGCAACTCGGAGTACGAACAGCAGTTCGCCCAAGCGATGGCATTGAAACTACGGCTGAACCGGGAGCAACGCTCAGCGGCTTCAGAGCAATTAGCCCCAGTCAGAGAGCCGTCCGCGCCCAGAGGAGACTTGAGGCAAGAGATGGAATGGGATCCAAACGGACCGGAAACGGAGGAGGACAATATTCGAGCGGAGGCCTTGCGCCGCTTGAAGGTGCGCCAGCAATTGCAGGGGCAACGGGACCGGATCCGCGCCTCGTCTCAGTCGCAGAAAAATATGCAGAGGCAGCCGGGATCCCCCTCTCCAGACAACCGGAATACTACAAAGTAAACAGGGAGCGTTCAGAAAGGATTGCTCAAGCATACGAAGATATGCCGCATGACCCAACCAACCCGAAAGTCAAAGCCGCTTACGAAGATTTGATTCGGCAAACGAATTATCAATATCAGGCGTTGGCAGATGACGGTTATGAATTTTCGTTTTTTGATTCAAACAGCGATCCGTATGGCGGGAATCCATTAAATGCTGTGCGAGATTTGCGAAAAAACAAGCGCATGGCTGTTTATGGCACTTATGACGGATATGGAACGGAAGGGGTCACGGGTGCAGAAATTGCTGATAATCCAATGCTTAAAGATACCGGGCTACGCTGGAAGGATCAGTATGGAGTAGAGCAAGTGGTTACCGCAAACGACTTGTTTAGGGCTGTTCATGACGCTTTTGGTCATGGGTTGGAAGGGGCTAGCTTCAGGGCTAGAGGAGAAGAGAACGCTTGGCAGGCTCACGCTAGGTTGTTCACAGGCGATGCTCTAAAAGCTTTGACAACAGAAACTAGGGGTCAAAATAGCTGGCTGAACTACGGTCCTTATGGAGACACAAACAGAACAGCCAAGCTAGAGGGTACGGTTTTCGCAGAACAAAAAACCGGGTTAATGCCAGACTGGACCTCACAAGAAGGCCGTTAGAAGTCTAGGTTAAGGGGCCGAAGCCCCGTTGTGTGATTAGGCGCTCTTTGATAAACGATATCCTTGGACAAAATCAGCAACGCTGCCGTCAAAAAACGTGTCAAATTTATCGGTGAAACCAACGCGATTTTGAGCAATAAGGCGGGTGCCTTCAACTGTGTAACGGTACTCAGTGTCGCCGTGGATTTCGTGAGATTTTGTTAATTCGGCTTTTTCATTACTCCGTAAAAAGCTTTCAACCTTGACGATTGGGGCACCGTTTTCTTTGGTGAAATATTCGGCAGCACCTTCAGGGTAGCCATCGTGGTGGATGTAAACCGTATGGGTGCCTGACCATTCGCTTATGAATTGATAAGTTGCTCGTGTTGACATGTGTATCTCCTTGCTGGTTGTGAAGCGGCTTACGCCGCCTCCTCTATCGAATTAATTACGTCTTCGTCCCAGTAATCGACAGCATAGTAGAGTGTGCCGTTGATGTTGCTAGGGCGATCGTCAACAGAAACCACACCTTTTTTTACCAATGAAGCCAATGCGCCCCTCAAAGCCCTTGGGCTATCTTTGACTAAATCATGGCTAGTGAAATAATCGGTTTCTGTCAAAATGTCTTTAATGGTTAGCAAAATGTGCTTTTCTAATGTTGTGAATTTTTCCATGTGTATCTCCTTGCTGGTTAAGTGCCGCCGAACCCCGACGACAAAGAGAGTATCTCATCTTACTGGTAAGATAACAACCCCCTTAATGTAAAAAAGTTGAAATAATTTGCACAAGGGTGATAATTGGTCTACGGCAACCGCCCAGCCGAGAACTTGGGTGAGTTAACAGGGATCAAACAAAATGGCAGAAGTCGAGGAGATATACGAAGAAGAGCAGGACGTTGAAGAGGAGCTTGAGATTGAGGACGCAGCCATCGATGAAGTCGATGAGGGCGAGCCTGAACAAGAAGCTGAATCAGAAGAGCCTGACGAAATAGTAGTATCCATTGACGGTGAGGAACCGCCGCCTCAGGAAGAGCAAGCCGCACCCGAATGGGTCCGAGAGCTTAGACGCGAACACAGGGAGTTGAAGAAACGTAATCGAGAATTAGAGAGCCGGGTAAACCAGTCAACTGAGACCAATCCAGTTGTTAGCTTGGGACCGAAGCCGAATCTTGAAGCTTTAGATTACGACACCGAGAAATACGAGCAGTCGCTGGCTGACTGGTACGAGCGTAAGAAACTCGTCGATGAGCAGCAGAGCCAAGCCCGCCGCGCCGAAGAGGAGCAGCAACAGGCATGGAACGCGAAGCTGGAGGGTTACGTTGAGGCCAAGACCAAGTTAAAGGTCAGGGACTATGACGATGCTGAGGAAGTCGCGCAGCAGATGTTCAACGTAGTTCAACAGGGCGTTGTAATTCAAGGTGCTGAGAACCCTGCGCTAGTGATTTACGCTTTG